TTTGGACTTTTTCTTATATCTACTAAATATTTCCCAACCTATTAAATGCTCTTCTTCTTTTACTTGCTCAACGCCTTCAAATCCAAAGTATTGTGCAATAAAATTCATGGCGTCATAAAGTTGCCATTCCATATTTTTTTGATTATGTACTACTTTAATACATAATTCAAATATATCAAATGAAGGTGAACTTGTACATCCAGTAAAACAATAAAAGAGTTGTGAGCCTTCATAATAATAAAGTTTGCGGGAGCCAACCCCTGGAAGATTATGACATATTGTCTGGGAGATTATACCTTGTGAAAAGTATTCAGGCTCCCCGCCCCACATTTCTAATAGGTCGTATATGTTTTCTATTGATAGTTGAGCTTTTAGTTCATCTTTATTATAAAATTTATTCAATCCCAAGGAGCATCACCATCATCTACAATTACGCGTGTATCCTCTATAGGTACCATTTCTAGTCGCCAGTTAGTACAAAATTGCGGTTCTATTCTACAAGTTCCCAAATTTGCGGAACAAAAAAGATAAACTCCCTTATATGCCCCACGACGATTCTTATATATAGATAGTTTGATTTTAGGCACTTTAAGATTGGGATTTGCGGCAAGAATTGGAGCGAGTTTTTCAAGGTCTTGAGGAGTAACTTCCAAGAGTATCATCCCCGTGTCAACTCTGTCTGCGATGCTTTTCGCTCCTCTCAAGAGATTTTGGTCTGGAGTTTCGCTATCTTTATAGTCGGTATTAAGCTGTGTACCCGTCAAAATAAAAACTCCATATTGATTAGCTATATCTTTTAACCTAGCAGACAACATAAAAAGTATATTATCTTCTCGAAGCTTGACTCCGCCAGAACGCTTGGATATTTCTTCGAGTATCTTGAGTGATGTGTGTATATAATCGAACATATTCCTCCTATGTTTCCATAGGTACTGACTATCTCTTACTTGACAAAATGCCAAGGATACCTTTTCGAGCCACGTACCAATAGTAGCCCTACTCCGCCGATCCGCGGATAGTCGATACAGGTTAAATTTGGACTTGTTTCCAAGTTTTTCCTCGACAAATATCTCCAATTGTAGATTTGCAAATACCATATTTGTCGATTAATTGTTGGTATGTGAATCCATTTTTTCTATCTATTTTAATTGCACGAACAATTTCTTCATTTAATTTGGTATGTCTATTTTTCTCAGTAAATACTTCTGGCATAATTGTTTTATATCTAGAGCCAGTCCAAATATTTAGAAAAGAATTATAGTGCATTTTTCCTTCATATAATTCTTTGTAAATCTTACTTGGACTTTCATGCCTAGCATAAGCTTTTCTAAGAAAAATAACCTCATCTTCCGATAATGAAGCGTGAGCTTTCATAAGCTTTTCTTTTTGTTCCTCTTTCATTGGTTTAGAAGCATTTAATCCACCAGACTCAATATTATATCCATTTGGAATCTAAGTTTTTAAATTAGCAATATAATATATTTCTAGTCCATTTAATTCTTCTATTGTTTCGGCTTCTGCTAAAATTTCATATTTAAAATTTTCATAGCCATATTTTCGGAAAGCTCTATGAAGCGGAGAATTATACTCAGGGTCTTTTTCATTAAAAGCCGTACTTTTATGAGCATTATATCTTTGTCTTGGGTTAATTGTTTGACCCACATATTTTTTCCCATTAATTAAATTAGTATAACAATAAATGATTCCCATAAAGTAATCATCCTTTCTTTAAAATTATTTCCATTAATATATGAAAATAATCAAAGGTGTTTTGATTACTTTTGTCCAAAATTTTTTCCCACGGGATTACCATGCCATTTGGTTTAGGTTTCCCCGTTAGCTAGAATCAAAACTATTCTAACCCCAGTGGTAACTGGAAAGGTATTACACAGCCCTCGGTTTTTCACTGAGCAATGTAGCGAACATCATGCTCTCTGATGTTCTTCTTTATAATATTTTCTACGTCTTGGAGAGAAAAGTCGGGCAACGTCTCAACCCAAAGGGGGCTACGAGACAAGATTTCCGCAGCTTTTTTAATTCTTTCTTCTTCTCCTTCAAGATATTGACCATTTAAGATATGTTCTTCATTTACATTTGATAAAAATGCAAGCATCATTGTTTGAATCTCAGTTAAATCTTGTTCAACAGCAATAAAAAGAGTAGGCTGTGCGCTTCCATTTCTTATCCAACCAAACTGGTCATGATAAATCTCATTACACGCAAAATTGCAAGCATCGGCAATCATTGAACGTGTTTTGCCAACTCCAGTTGCCGCTGACCTAAGATACATTTTGCCAAGTCTTGCTCCGCGAGTTACTGTGTTAATGAGGGGTCCATACATCGGAATACCAATCTCAGGATTCTTCTTTAAATCTTCAATAAGTCCCAAAATACCATCTCCCGCCTGGTAGCCATCACCTAAGTCATCATTAACATATTTTGTTTTTATTTCATCTATTCTATTATCAATATCTTGGGCAATAGATGTAATAGAAGTTTTATCAAGCCAATCTTCTTGCTCTTGTTTTTTGTTTGTATTGATAATATTTTCTGGGTCATAAAGATAACTTACATCAAGCCCATAGTTTGCATAAGCTCTTAGCAAGCTAAATTTTTTCATGCGCATATAATAATAATTAAAGGTTTCTTTCTTAGAAACTTGAGAAGCTTCTGCAAGATATTCAACGCCTTTATTCTTATTAAAAATCGCTTCATATTTAGGTCTATTGGCGAGATAATCTATAATAGACTCTATGTTTACCTTACTCCCAGTAAGATGTATATTGTAAATTGCTCCAAAAGTTATTTTATGAAAATTTTCAGTAAAATCATCTTCATGTATAACATATTTATCTGTATCATCAAGTATAGAAGAATCGTTAAAAACACATCCAATAACCTGCGTTATGGCGGCAAGGTCTATATAACTATTAGGATTAACCACTTACATCTTCCTCCTTGTCCAAAAAATCAAAAAGATTTTTAAAACGCCTTACTGGTTTTCTTCCACTTGCTTTAATGTGTATTTCTCGTGCGGGAAGCACATAATCTTGAAGCTCAATATTTTCATTTTTCTGCTGTGCTTCCCATATACCATGCCAGTAGGCATATGCTTCCTCGTACACATATGGCGTTATACCAATTCCACCATTCGACTTCTCAAGGTCATTTCCGCACACATCATAAAAATATTTTAGAGTTTTTAAAATTCCTGAATAAGTATATTTTTTATCTTTCACATAGGTATTTATCTGTCTATCAATTTTTTCTGAGATACAATTAATTCTAAATAAGTCCTTAATATAATTTTCTAGTTCTTTCTTATCTTTATCCTCTTGGGTTTCTAGAGATTCCGCACAAGAAGCATGAGCATAACGATTACTTCTTGGCTTTACATAGGGTTCTTCGTCAGGATTAAACATCTCATTACAATAAAGACATTTAACGAGCCTTTTTGCCACTACTTCTCACTCCTTCCCTAAAGTTTATATAAATATTATATCACATTTTAATAAAAAAAGCAAGAGAGGGAGATTTCTCTCCCTCTCATCTTCTTTAACCCTTTATAAGTTCTTCCAAGTCTGTAGCAATCAAGTCCATAAGCTCAGCTTGCTCGGGGGTACAATCGCTAACTTTTCGCCCCTTACCAAGATAACGCTCAATAATTGAGGTAATCTTAGCTGCGTTAGACTGATTTGCACTCATAAGATCTCCAATAAGATTCTGAATCTTTTCAGCAAGAGCCTGATAATCATATTCTTTTGGAGCTGCAAACTCAGCTCTTTCTGTAGTAATATACTTTCCATTTGTTGCTTTTGCTTCTGCATCAATTGCGGCATTAAGAGCATTAACAAGTGCATTATAAGAAAAATCTATTTCAGGAGCGATATATTTAAATCTACAGCCACAACGAACACTATTATCCTCAGACCTAAGTGTAAGAACAGGCTTATAGGTTCCATCAGGCATAGCTTTTGGATGAGCATAGGCTATTATATCACTCATATTTTCTATTATCGAAAGCGCAGAACTCTGCATAGAAGAACCAATCTGTTGATATTCAGTGCCATTCTGAGGTTTAATTGTTTTTTCTTTATCGTGACTTATAAACACAACAGCATATCCCAGCTGAGTTAAAGTCCTAAAAGTTTCCTCGAATTCCTTTTTATATTTTGCCCCAATAATGTTATCCTAAAGGCTTTTTATCCTCTAGTTCTTACGCTTACTTATTCGCGTAAGTTCAGCATAGCTTTTATCCCCAACACTTGGGGATTGTAGTCTCGTGGAGAACTATATCAATTAAAGTTTTTTATATCTATAATCTTTTGATATTTTTCTTTCTTTCTTGCCAGGAATAAAGAGTTATCGGTATATAAATGCTTAAAGATTTCTTTAGAAGCATTTGTCGAATATTGTAAGATATATAATGTAGAAGTATTACGTTGAAAAGAGTGAACATTTACTTTTGGAATATCATATTCCTCATAAAAAAAGTCTACAATCCATTCAAGAATTTCTTTAGTTGCAGATGTAATCTGCCAACTCAAAGTATTATAATTATTAGAAAGAAGAGTTATACTCCCATCGCCATCAAAAAAACCTCTAATATAATCAATCCAATATTTTCTATCTAAGCTTAATGGTGGCTTTAGCTTAAAAGTTTTTTGTGGAATCACGCCATACTTGGCTAAATCTTTTTTATGTTGTTCGCTTGACCATTGAATTTTGCTAACTTGATAACCAGCTTGAGTAATATAATCTTTAACTTCGGACTTCAAACCAATTTCTTGACGAATCTTTTCAAGAATCTCTCTATCTACTGTACTCAAACTAAGTTTAACTACATTCCTATCTTTCTCAATGCTACCATCGGCAGCCAAAAAACCAACAAGCCAAGCCATATTATGATTTTCTTCGCTAAAATAATTCTGCTTTTCTAGCAGATTTCTGCCTTTATTCGCAGCTACAATAGCTTCATGTCGATTTCTTAATTTATAACCATTCTTTTCTAAGACTTCTTTGAGTTGAGGCAAAGTTATTTTTGCAGCAGCCATTACTGCCGCTTGCCCTCTCCCATTTTCAATATACTCCTTTAGAACAATTTTCTCTTGCTCTTCCGTAAATGAGTTTTTTGTATTCACACTGAACACACTCCTTAAAACTAAAACTTTAATTGTTTAATTTCTCTATGCGTTGCGCGTGTTAAAGCTTTTAGACTTTAACTTCCGCTCTGGTTAGCATTTCAGCTTTCCAGGTTTTTACTACAATTTTGATATGAATTACTTCATAAAAGACCAAGCATTTTAGCCATTATTCGACCATCCGCCGTCTCCAATGTTTTCTATCCCCAGCTGATTACAAACATATTTCTGACACATATCAGCGGCTAGGTCTGCGGTATCAATTATAATGCTTTTATAAACTTCCTTAACCTCAGATTTCTTAAGCTCTCTAAGAACTTGCTTCATATCTCCCCAAGATGTGATATCTTGTACCATGACCCCAGGTAGTGCGTTGTAACCACGCTCGAATGCTAGTATCAAATGACCAGGCATCTGAGAACCAAAAGTCGTCTTACCAATCTTTGCAGGTCCAAATAAAAAAGTAATATAGCCAGATAGATCGCGACTTACACTATGAGGCTGAATATTTAAAAGGTTGATAGCCATTATTTTTATTTCCTTTCCTAAAGCTAAAGGGGGAGGTTTTTCCTCCCCTTATAAATTAAAACTTGTACTCGCCCTCAGTAGGCTTTGCGAAAGCCGACGGAGTAGAATTCTTACTAGCACGATAAGTATCGCTACGCTGCTTGATTTCCGCAAGATGGATCTCTCGTGCGGCGATCATCTCAGACAGCTCAGAAGCAAGAAGTGTGCTTTCATCATCCCAAAGATAAGGCTCAGGCTGCGCCCAAGTAATAACAAATGCCTTCTGAGTATTAGTAACCTCGCGCACACTAATCTCACCCCAAGCGCTTGCTTCCTCTATCTTCTTCTTTACAACCCTAGAGATTTCCTGCCCCTTCACCTTAGTAAAGACGGGCTGCTTCTGCGTAGCCTCAAGTCCCTCAAAATAATCAATTGCTGCCGGATTGGTAACAGTAAACTCGACAGGAAGAAGCATCTTGGGATAACCAAAAATACAGCCCTTGACTATGCCTGTATCCGGCTGATCCTCAGTCTCCTTACGAGAAAAATTAGTAATAACCATATCTGCTTCAAAAGTAGATCGACTATCAGGCTCACTAAATGTATCAATAGGATGAATAAATCCACCCTCATTGCGCTTTGTGCTTACAAGCGGTTCACCCTCAACACGATAATTGTACCACTCGTTAAGAGCAATTGCAGAATCTACTCTAAGCTTCGCAGCATTCTCCTTACCAGCGCCCATAACTGTCTTAGTGGTACCATCAAGTATGCTCTGAAGAATTGCATAATTACCATTTACACGAGGTGCATCGTTCGGATTCTTCTGAGGATAATACTCTGCAACATAGGTATAATGAACAGTAACTATATTGGTATCATCTGTTGCAATACTAATATCACCAGAGATATAGGGAATATTCTTGGCACTTACCTTGCTCTTAAGATTATGCTCATAGAGATAACCCTCAAGATGAACTGTGTTTATAAAATTCTTCTTACTCATTCGTAATATTCTCCTTAATATTAAAATTCATACCTTTTTCTGTAATCAAGTAATTTACAGGGTTAGTTCCATTCTTTTCAACAAATCCTTCTGTAACAAGCTTTCGCATTGCACCAGAAATCTTTCTAGATGATTCTCCCATTTCATCTGCTATATCTTTTGCTTTTATAGATTTAAAACCATAATTCTGCAAAAACTCAAGAATCGCAGCGCCAGTTTCTGTGATAATAGGAGCTTCCGCCTTATCTTCATACGAGGCAAGTTCATTATAAATTTTCATTACGCCACTAGGAATATCATTTTCTCCAACTATAGTATCAAAATAATCCAGAAATTCTTTATATTTATTCACTTTTTTATTGCCCCTCCTTAATTTCTATATATATTATATCATTTTAATTAATTTTTGTCAATGAATATAAATTCCTTAGAATAAGGTAAAGATTGAGCAAATGAAATGAAATCTTTTGACCATTCTGTTAACTTGTGTTTTTGACGCTGATGTACCATAGAAAGAAGATTCTCATAATTCATAGTAATTGTACGAGTTTGAAGCCAGCTCATAGGCAACCATCTCACAAGCTCTTTCCAATACTTTTTCGCTTCAATAGGATTTTCGTCTTTAAGAAGTAAATATTTTTGACGAAGTTGTTCCAAGTCATTAATAAAATTGTCAACTCTAATCCCTACATTTATATCATCTATTAAAGGAAGTTCATTGTTATAATTAGTAGTTTCAAAACAATCAATTGTAATAGGCTTAGAAGTAAGCTTGTGCATAGTTGAAGTACTATTAGCCACGGTGCCTATTTTATAGGTACTTGCTTCTTTCCACCAGTAAATTGGTGCTGTGATGTCAACAGTCACGAATATTTGTCTCAAAAACTTACGATGTTCACTACCAGCATTTATGAGATTTTGCGCTAACTTCATATCCTTTGGA